GTCACGAAATCGAGCGACTGCTGTTCGATGTTCGAGAACGACGACCGCGTCAGGTCGCCCACGAGATGCGGCGGCACGCCGTAGATGCGGCAGATTTCCTCGACGGCGAAGCGGCGGGTCTCCAGAAACTGCGACTCCTGCATGTTCCCGCCGCCGAGCTCGATCGGCTTGAGCCCGCCTTGGAGCACCGCCGTGCGGTGACTTCGCTCGCTGCCACGGTGCATCCGCTCCCAGCCGTTGCGAAGCGCCTCGGCCGCCTCGGCTGAGATCGTGCTATCGGTAGACAGAACCACACCGGGCCGGGCACCGTTGCCGAAGTACGACGCGCCGTGAATCTCGCACGCACGGGCCAGCCCGATCGCGTCGCGGGCGAGCTCGACCGGCACCATGCCGTTGACGCCGTCGTCGGACAGCCACCGCAGGTGCATGATCGCGTCCTGCGAGTAGATCGTCTCGGTGCCGCGATCCTCTCGGTAGCGGTAACGCAGTCGCCCATTCTCGATCCGCTCGACCTGCATCCGGCTCGGGTGCAGCACGATCAACTGCGTGGCAGGACCGGCACCGGCGATCTCGACGAACGCCTGCCCGTGCGTGAGCAGGTGGAGCATGATCTGCTCTCGCCACTCGTAGCTCGTCTGCCAGCCGTTCGGACGCTCGTGGAGGATGCGGTACAGCGGCACCTCGCGGGCGATTTCCTTGCCGCCGTTGGGCAACCGCCGGTAGAGATGCAACGGGAGCCCGGCCACGCTGGACGAGAGCACGCGAACGCACGCGAGGACGACCGTCGAGCGGAGCGCGGTCTCGGGGTCGATCCGCACGCCCGACGGATTGCGGTTGCCGCCGTAGCCGCCCGACTCGTAGTCCCAGTTGCGAGACTCGTACTCTGAGGTCGGAAGCCAGAGGATGCGGTCTGAGGGTGCAATCATAGGAAAAGCATCGAGGGTTCTGGTGTGCTGTCAGGCGGCTTTTGCGCTGCGTGACATCCGATTCCCATCACGAGTGCCACGACGCCGTCGATTCGGTCGGAGCTTCCATGCGGCGGCTTGATCGGCTTAATGTTTCCGGCGGCATCCACCTTGACGCTGGCGTTGCTTGCCATCCACGACAGCACCGGATTGCCGCCGTGCCTGAGCTTGCCGGAAACAATGAGCCCTTCGAGTTGCTTCGACGGGCTGGACATCGAACCGAAGCCCTGCCCGAAACCTACCACCTCGATCCCGTCCCCTTGCAGTTGCAGGGAGAGTTGCGTCGCGTTCCAGCGGTCGATCGCGATCTGCCGCACGTTGTATTTTTTGGCGAACTCGTTGATGTCGCGGCGGATCACGTCGTAGTCGGTGACGTTGCCGTCGGTCATGACGAGCCCGGTGTCGGGGTCTTTGGCCCAGGTGATGTACGGCACGCGGTCGCGCTTTTCGCGGTCGAGTGCGTTGACGCCGGGAATCCAAAAACGGCACAGCACGTCAAACGTGCCGTCTGGTTCCGGAAACACCGCGACGAACGCCGACGTGTCGTACGTCGTTGCGAGGTCGAGGCCGCACCAACACTCGCGGCCGTCAAGCGGAGCAGGGGGGGCGGATGCGCACGCGTCCCAGGTCTCCATCTTGATCCACCGCGTATCTTGCTGCGTCCACTGGTTGAGCCGGTATCTGCGGAACGAGTTTTCCTTGGTGCTGGAGAGTTGGGCCTCCCGGCAGTCGGCGGCGAAGTCGTCCGGTTTGATCGTCACCCCCCACGACGGATTCGCCTTCGGCCACGTGTCCTCGCTCGTCCACTCGTCGTTCTCCTCGGCCTCGTATATGCACGGAAAGAACGTCGGATCGTGTGTCCAATCTCGCAGCACCGCCTTGGCGTAGGCGTACTGTTCCCAGCAGATCGAGTTGCGGTCGTAGCCTGCCGTCGTGATCGACACGATGAGTGGCTGCTCGCGTGCCGCACCGCCATACCGCAGAGCATCCCAGAGCCGCCGGTCACGCTGGGCGTGGAGCTCGTCGAAGAGGAGCCCGTGGATATTGAGACCCTCGGCCCGGAACGCGTCGGCAGACAGAACTCGGTAGAACGACGACGCGTTGCGGTAAGCGATCGTGCGGCGGGAGTCGATGACTTCCAGCACGCGGGAGAGCTTGGGCGACGCCCGCACCATGCTCGCAGCCTCGCGAAACACGATCGACGCCTGCTCGCGGTCGGCCCCGCACCCGAAGATTTCCGCCCCGATCTCACCGTCGAAGGCAAGAAGGTACAGGCCGATGCCAGCAAGCAACGTGGACTTGCCCTGCTTCTTTGCGGTCGAGATGTACGCCATCCGGTAGCGGCGAGATCCGTCGTCGAGCCGCTTCCAGCCGAACAACTCGCCGAGCATCGCGGTCTGCCAATCGAGCAACGCGAACGGCTCGCCTGCGTGCTTGCCCTTCGAGTGTCGCAGCCACTTCTCGAAAAAGCCGACGACGTGTTGCGCAGCCTCTGGATCGAAGTAGTAGTCAAGCCCCTGGCGTTCGGCGTCTCTTCGCAGCGTAATCGGCAACCGGGTCTGCTTCTTCTTGGGCATGCGTGCTCACCTGCGAACGGCTGCTCGGCGTCATGCCGAAGTCCTGCTGAAGGCGACGCAGATCGTTGCGGAGCGATCGCTCGTCAACCGCCCACGAGTACGGCTGCGTCCACTTGATCCGCATCCTCCCGTCGGTTCGATTCGGGTCTGGCTCCATCTGCACGTTGTCGCGGCCGAACTGCTTGCACTTCTCTTTCGCCTCAATCCACTTAGACCACGTGTGGCAATAGATCGCCCACGCATCCACGTCGGCCTCCGTGAACACGCGCATCCGCCGCAGCGTCGGAACGGTCTCGTGCCACTTTTGCACGGCGACCGGATCGTCATTGATCGAGGCTGGCGGGTCGAGCTTGTCGAGCAGGTCTGGCGTCGGCTCGTTCGTCGGCAGCGCCGTCTTCGACGGGTTGCCGCGAATGTATTTCAGGATCGACGGTTCAGGGGCGGGGCCGCGCTTTCCCATGTCAGGCTCCTATCGCTTCGCAGGTTTGTGCCGCTATTTTTTTGTGGCAGTGGTGTGCCAACAATCGGCTGGCGGCTTTCTTGTCGAACTTGCACGGCCTCGAAAGCTCTTCGACCAAGCCGTCTGCATCTTGCACGGTGCGACTCAACTGCGAAAGCAACCCAGTCGGTTCCCACGCTTTGTGCAAAACCAGCGAGCAGCCTGCGTCCACGGCCTCAAGAAACGTATACTGCGTTCCTCTGCCGTCTTTCTTGATGACGGACAGATCGACCACTTTCTTGTATCCGCAAGCGATTTTCTGGCACGCCCAGAGGCTGCTCGCGCTCGGTGCTAAGACGTAGTTCTTCTCCCAGCCGGGGTGCTTCGCGTCTAGCGTGAAGTATGAGTAGATGCGGTTGATCGCGCCGTAAAGTTGAACGGGCTCTTTTAGCCGTTCGTTCGCAGATGCGATGATGGCTGTGTTTTTGTCATGGTCGATTCTTGATATCGCGCACGCTAGTTTTTCTTTGGTTCCTTGCTGCCCGCGAGGCGCGTAAGGATGAAGGATGAACTTCGCGCGAGGTAGGTGCGAAAGCATCGACTCACGGATCACAATCACCTTTGCGGCTGGGAGTGCCGATGCGAAAGGTTCTTTCAGCTCCGTTGGGTCGTGCACGCAAACGGATGCACCTGACAGCATCAAACTGCAAGCGGCGTCGTAGTAGCCCTTCCCGACTGCGGTGATGAAGCAGGGGTTACCACGCGCCATTGAAACTGCATCGCTTAGCGTGACGTTCGTGTATTCAATCCCCCTGCCGTACGGTCGCATCCTGCCGTCAGTTGTGTTTCCTATCTTGAACAGGACAGGTCGTTTGCCTATTTCCGCGAGTCCTCTGTAGAGATGCGACGTGTAGGTTGGCCATCCGCCGTACTTCGGTTCCGCGAGATAGAAAAGGCATACAGCCATTACGCCAGTGGCTCCCCTCTTTTTCTGTTCTTCGCCCACTCGACTTCCGCCTTCGCTTCCTTGCAGTGAATCATGTTCTCGCGGTAGTAGAAAACGAGCGTGATGCGTTCGTAGCCGAGCCGCATTCTTGTGAACGGCGTGTTGCTGTGCCACTCATGGACATCTGCGAGGCAGAGGCAGCCGTGTCCGAAGTTCACCGCAACGCGGTACGCCGGGAACACCAGATACGCTCCGTCGTACTTGTCGTTCCGCAGGCACGACATCACGCCGAAGCCAGATGCGAGGTCGCCAGCGTCTTTATGGGTCGCGGTCTGGAAGTTCTTGTTGACCGTGACCGTCGTGAACGTGCTTTGCGGGATCACCCAATCCGACGCGGTGCGGCTGGCGTACCCGCGCTGCACCGCCCATCGGTCGGGCATGAGCTCGCGGAAACCTTCGTCGGCTCGTTCGATGTACGGGAGGAAACGCTTCCACGACGCGGCCTGCGAGATGAGGAATGAGGTCTGGCGGCAGAACGGGAACCTGGCGCTCCGGTCGAAGTAGCCGATGATGCCGCTCTCTACCTCGCCGCCTCGCGTCGTGTTGCTGATCGTGCCGTCTTCCTTGATAGTGCGGAAGTGCGTTTTGGTGAGCGCCGCAATCGGTCTTTGCGTTCCGAGTTCAACTTCCTTGATGTCACCAGCGGCCATACCCCGGTTGTTCGTTTTCGTCGCCGCCTTGCGGCACGCAGGCATAACCGATTTGCACAGCCCCTCGCTGAACCAACGCGGGCGGTACTTCACGAGAGGCGTTCCGTCAGGCTTGAACACGTCACACGGTTCGTCGCCGCCAAGCAGGTGGTCGTAGTGCGACTCGTCGAGCTTGGTTCCTGCGAGGTAGTCGGCTTGGAACTTCTCCTTACAGTGATGCACTTGCACGGCGAACCGCCTCCATCACGGTGTCGGTGATGTTCTCGGTCGCGTACTCCTCGGCAAGTTTGGTGCAGGCGTCTTGGAACTCGCCGATATTCGACTCGTCGAGGAACAACTGCACCATGCGAACGCCACTCGGCGGCGGATCGTCGGCCTCGTCTTCGTCGCTCGGATCGTCGCCTTCTTCTGACGTTTCTGCGTTCAGGTCTTCGTACAGCCCGGCCTGCGACGCTGTCGCCGCGATCAACTCCTGCAACGCTTGGCTGCTCGTGTTGACCGTGTGCAGCAACTCCTCCAACTTGGCCGCGTCGGAGTCCGCCATCGCAGCGAGCGGGTCGAGCGTCGCGAGAATCTTGTCGGCCTCGGCCTCGGTCACGTCGAGGATCAGAACTGGCACGTCGCCGTCGCCAAGCGTCTCGGCTCGAAGGTGGCCGTCGATCAGCATGAGGGAGCCGTCGGGCAGTTCGCGGGCGAGGCAGGCGTCGGCCAGCCCGACCTCGGCCAGCACGCCCCGGAGGGCGTCCTGCTGGGCTTTCGGGTGCGTTCGCCAGTTCTTCGGATTGGGCCGGAGGTCGCTCGCAGGGACCATACGGAGCGATTTGACGCGGTTTCGAATGTTCATGTGTGGGAGCTATTGGCTAGTGGAAACGGGCCTCAGAACGCATGTGCGGGGCTCGCGGAGGGGGGGCCAAAAACCCCCGGCCGCGCACGCTCAA